GTTATATATACTATATAATTTTGAAAACGAGGAACATATAAAATGAATTTGAAAAATTACTATTACTATTTTCAATCGGCGTTATCGCCAAAATTCTGTCAACAACTAATAGACTATGGTAAACAACACCAACCAGAAATGGCTGTTACAGGTGGCGTAACTGATAAATTAGAAACAGGCGGAAAGTTATCTAAAAAAGATATTAATAATATTCAAAAGAAAAGAAAATCAGATATTGTTTGGATAAATGATAGATGGGTATACAAAGAAATACACCCATATATACACGAAGCAAATAGAAATGCTGGTTGGAACTTTGATTGGGACTATTCTGAATCTTGTCAATTTACAAAGTATGGTGTAGGACAATATTATGGTTGGCATTGTGATAGTTGGGAAGTACCCTATAAAAGAAAACAAAGAGATGATGGTACTTGGCCACAAGATCACGGAAAAATTAGAAAACTATCAGTAACAATTTCATTAAACGACCCATCTGAATATGAAGGTGGTAATTTAGAATTTGATTTTAGAAATCAAGTAGATTGGGAAAGAAATAAAAAAGCAACGATTAAATCTTGTACAGAAATAAGACCTCGTGGTTCTATTATTGTATTTCCTAGTTTTGTGTGGCATAGAGTGGCGCCAGTAACTAAAGGCACTCGTTATTCATTGGTGATATGGAACTTAGGTTACCCTTTTAGATAATGTATATATAATGACAAGGAGCATATAATGACAGTAACGACAGCAGCAAAAGACGTAATGAGAACAGATTGGTACTTTAGTACCCCTGTGTATAGTATTGAAAAACCAGAATGGTTACCAAGCGCTATCAAAGCGACAGATAAATTTATAGACGAGGCGTATAAAAGAGAAGCGCCTAGACAAAAAGAACGAAAAAAGTTTTTAGGTAATAAAGATTATCTAAAAGTAAAAGACCACGGAATGAGTTATCACTCAACACCTTTAAATGGGGATCCTGGATTAAAAGAATTAGAATCTTATATTGGTGCAACGTCTTGGAATTTATTAGATGAATGGGGTTATAAGATGGAAGACTATACAATGTTCTTTACAGAATTTTGGGTACAAGAGTTTTCTAAAAACGGTGGTGGTCACCACAGTACTCACGTACATTGGGATAATCATATCTCTGGTTTTTACTTTCTAAAAGCTTCTGATAAAACATCATTTCCTGTAATGCACGATCCAAGAGCAGGTGCGATGATGACTAAACTACCACAAAAAGATAGAAGTAAAATTAGTACAATGTCAGATTCAATACACTATCGACCTAAACCAGGAACTTTAATGTTTTTTCCTGCGTATGTTCCACACGAATTTGCGGTAGATGATGGTGTTGAACCATTTAGATTTATTCACTTTAACTTACAGGCAGTAAGAAATATTATTGTGAATGCAGCCAAGGGAATAAAATAATGAAAGCTAAATTTAAGAAAAATCACTTTATTGTGATTAGAGAAGCGATTGATCCAAAAGTTGCTAACTTTGTGTACAATTACTTTTTGATGAAACGACAAGTGGCAAGAACATTTTTTGACACACGTTATATCTCTCCATTTACGACAGAGTGGGGAGTATGGAATGATGAGCAAGTACCAAACACATATTCTAACTATGCTGATGTAGCGATGGAAACATTACTACTCGCTGTTCAACCAAAGATGGAAAAACTTACAGGTATTAAATTAAATCCTACTTATGCGTATGCTCGTATTTACAAACGAGGTGATGTATTAGATAGACATAAAGATAGATTTAGTTGTGAGATTTCTACAACAATGAATTTAGGTGGCGATGATTGGCCAATCTATATTGAAAATAAAAAGAACATAGGTATACCAGATGACAAAAAAGGTATTACAGCATCAAGTAATAATAAAGGTACAAAAGTAACTTTAAAACCTGGTGATATGTTAGTTTATAAAGGTATGATATTAGAACATTGGCGAGAAACATTTATTGGTGAAGATTGTGCTCAAGTATTCTTACATTATAATGATATAAATTCTACAGTTGGAAATTCTGAAGAAAATATATTTGATGGAAGACCACATCTCGGATTACCAGCATACTTCAAAGGAATGAAATTAAACAATTAATTTATTCATAAATAGTAATATGAGTAAATTAGAAGATAAAGTCAATGAAATTTTAGGTATAGGTGAACCCGAAACTAAAAAAGAAATTGTCAAACAAGAGTTTAAACCTGCGGTTCCACGTAAAGAAGATGATAGTAAAGCTGATGTAGATAATGACTACAAATACAGCAGAGAAAACTATTACAATTTAATTGAACGAGGACAAGAAGCAATTGAAGGTATACTTGATATTGCGAGAGAAGGTCAACACCCAAGAGCATATGAAGTCGCTGGTCAATTAATAGGACAAGTTGCGACAACGGTAGATAAACTACAAGACTTACAAAAAAAACTTAAAGACTTAAAAGAGTTACCAAAAACAGCAAATCAAAATATTAAGAACGCTTTATTTGTAGGTTCAACAGCTGAATTACAAAAGATGTTAAAAAATGAAAGTTCTAAAGTCAAAGACATCACACCCGAAAAAAACGATACTGAAGATAAGTGATTTAACGTATAATACGTATTACGAAAAATACGATCCTAAATTAACTGATGGTGTCGAAGATATAAAAGATATTATGGAAAATCCAATTGTAGTTTTTAAACATAAAGTAAATACTACTCCACGTTTTGGAGCATTAGGTGTACGATATAAAGAAAAACTTTATAGTGTTGAAAAAGGTAATCAAAGAGTAACGCATGCGAAACGACTTGGGTATACTCACATAGAGGCAATCGTAAATGAGTAACACAGATGCATATTTAGGAAATCCTAATCTAAAAAAAGTAAACACACCTGTTGAGTTTACAGAAGAACAGATAGTCGAATATCAAAAGTGTGCTAGTGATCCATTATATTTTATGGAAAATTATGTTCGTATTGTTTCGTTAGATGAAGGTCTTGTACCTTTTAAAATGTATGGGTTTCAAAAAAAGATTGTACAAACAATACACGATAACCGATTTACTATTTGTAAACTTCCAAGACAATCAGGTAAATCAACAACAACAATTTCTTATCTTTTACATTACGCTTTGTTTAATCCAAATTCAAACATCGCTATACTTGCGAACAAAAGTTCTACTGCAAGAGATATATTAGGAAGACTACAACTCGCATATGAAAACTTACCAAAGTGGTTACAACAAGGTATCATCAATTGGAATAAAGGTAATATAGAGTTAGAAAATAAATCTACCATAGTCGCAGCGGCTACTTCAAGTTCAGCCATTCGAGGAGGTTCATTTAATATTATTTTCTTGGACGAGTTTGCTTTCGTACCAGCGAATATCGCAGAAATGTTTTTTAGTTCAGTTTATCCTACAATATCATCTGGTAAAAATACAAAGATGATTATAGTATCTACACCTCACGGTATGAATCAATATTACAAATTATGGATTGATGCTATTAATAAAAGAAATGATTATGTTCCGATTGAAGTACATTGGTCAGAAGTTCCAGGACGTGATGAAAAATGGAAAGAGATGACTATAAGAAACACAAGTGAAGAACAATTCCAACAAGAGTTTGAGTGTGAGTTTTTAGGTTCCGTTGATACATTAATATCACCAGCGAAAATTAAAAACACTCCATACTTTGATCCAATACAATCTAAAAATGGATTAAAGATGTTTAAGAAACCTGTCAAAGGAAATATGTATGTATGTTGTGTTGACGTGGCAAGAGGAACAAACAAAGATTATTCAGCGTTTACAATCATAGACGTTACAAAAGATGAAAGTCGAAAAATACCTTATGAAGTAGTTTGTACTTACAAAAACAATGAAGTCAAACCATTTGTTTTTCCAAATATTGTATCTCAAACAGCCAAGGCATATAATGAAGCGCATACACTTATTGAAGTCAATGACTTAGGTCAATCAATCGCCGAAGCGATGCATTATGAGTTAGAATACCCAAATATCTTAATGACAACTCAAAGGGGTAGAGCGGGTCAAATATTAGGGGCGATGTTCTCAGGTCGAGGAACTTCACTAGGGGTTCGTATGACAAAACAAATAAAAAAGGTCGGTTGTGCGAATTTTAAGACGCTTATGGAGGGTGATAAACTACAAGTCAATGATTTTAGTATCATTGAAGAAATATCGACATTTTCACGTAGAGGGAATAGTTGGATGGCAGAAGAAGGTTGTAATGATGACTTGGTTATGTGTTTAATCATATTTGGATGGCTCTCTAATCAACCTTATTTTAAGGAGTTATCGGATTCAAATATACGAAATCAGATGTATATGGAACAACAAAATCTAATTGAACAAGATATGGCACCGTTTGGGTTTGTAGATGACGGTATCAATAGTGACCCTATGAATGAAGAAACTGTAGATGAGTATGGAACTCGTTGGTTTCCTGTAGTGCGAAAGGGTCAATAGTACAATTTTGGGTTATTATAAATATCAATAACTGATAAAGTTTGACTATGGGCGTAAGAAAACTTACGAGATTTGAAAAATTAAAAATGTTAATTAGCTAATTAAGAGGAGAAA